ATAAAAAGGACACTGAAACAATAATAGAAAATAAGAAATCCAAGCATATTACTTGTCCTCCTTCCAAGCATTTAATAACTTGTCATAGTCATTAACACTGATAGTAAGTGGCTGTTCATTGTATGACACAAACACATTAAATGCTCCACCTGATAATTCATCAGGTAAGACAGAATCTATCTGAGTTATGTATTTAGTATCAATCCATATCTCTTGTTTGGCAGGCATTTGAGAGACATCAACTCCTATTAGCTTAAATAACGAAGCACTTTGTTCTATTGTAGCTAATGAGTTTATTTTTATAACTTTAATTTTAGCCATATTATTAGTCCTTCTTTCTTGTGTTAAAGTCTGGTAACTCTTTCATGCCCACACTTTGTACATCTCATAAGACGCATAGGAATACCGGCAGGGAAAGATATGGTACGCACAATTTCAACAAACTCATAATCATGAACACAGTGCTCTTGGTCTACAAGATATATTTTTGGTGTAGCACCATCCATTTCAATTTGCCACTTATTCCACCAATGTTTCTTGTACTTTCTTATAAGATGAGCAGAATCTCCATGACCAATTAATTCGTACTTTTCTTTCATTTGCTTTCCTCTTTTCGTTCAAACAATTCACAAGTTTCAGTAGGTCTAACTACTTTCTTGTAGTATTTGTTTACTATTCTCTTAGAGCAACAAAGAGTGTTATCATAACTGGCCCTCCGTTGAGAGAATTGACAATTACGACAAGTAGATGCAAGTTTTCTGGCTTTCTGTTTTTCTTCTTGTTCTTGCTTATGAAGATATGCGAGGGCTTTTCTTACAAGTTTGATGTCTTCCTTGTCAATATCTACGAAGATAATAGTTCCATCATCCTCATATCCAACCTCAATCTTTATTGTTTCTGCAATTGCCATAGTTATCCCTCCTTGTCTTTTTATTTATCATCAAGCCATGCGGCAGTTATCTTGTCAACTGGTTTGACTTTTCCTTCATATATTTCTTGAAGAACTTGTTTCCTTCCCCACTCCGCGAAGTGACGGGCGATAATATGAACAATGTCTATTGTTTCCATATCGCTATGCAATTCATCGAAGTGGTCTTGGTTAAATTTAATAACCTCTTTTCGCAATTCCTTCAGCTCTTCCACGGGTTGCTCTTTAACCTCAAGTTTGAACTTGGGAGGGATAGTCCCCATTGCTCCGCTCCCGGCAGACGGAATGTTGCTCTCCGGCTGCTCCTGCTGGAGAAAGGCGATGAATCTCTTGATGTCTTTCAAGGCACATTTATATCCATATTCTTCGCCCCCATCTCCAAAACCTTGCTCTTGAGGTATATGCCTTTCAATCTCGGCTTTTAGTTTTTCTGCGTCAATATATTTCATGGCTATTCATGTCTTAATTCTTGGTTCTTGATACATAGATTTCCCAACCACCAGCTCGTAGTATAACATCCGAACCAGTACAAGAAATCTATATATTCTTTATCTGGAAACTTCATATCTAAATCAAATTTTCAAGACAATACTTAATAGCAGATTCACAGGCATCTTCGTATGTATTAAAAGAATCATAATCTCTTGAGTAAATATGATTCATTATACGAATCTTCCAATATGGTTTGTTGTTTCTGTGACTTAACTCATGAGGGTCATCTGAATAATATGCACATGTACAAATAACAATGTTATGCACCTCCCTCAGCCACTTCATTGCCATCTGAAGGGTTGGAGCAGAACAGTAGTAACTTCCCCAATTATTAGGTGTGTCCCATCTGTCATCCTCTTCCAACTCCCATGTCTTAAATTCCGAGTCATAACCATAAAAAGATTTAACCTCATTATCAAACCCTTTTTCCTTCAAGAGTTTGGCTGTTTCAAAACTGACGTAATCCTCTTGTACCATTTACTTGTCCTCCTTTCTTGCGTTAAGGCCCAGTTCGTAGAAGTGACGGGCAAGTGTGTTAACCATTTCCTTTGAAGTTGACTTGGTTACAAAATCAGCATTTTTTAATAGATATTTCTCAACCTTTTTCTCCAAGTTTATCTCTGGCAGCTTCTGCGTGGAAAAACCATTCTCAAGCATATTGAGATAATCCATCTTCTTAATCATCAAATCCTCTTCCTTATCCTTGTCTTGTGGCTTCTCAATTGCTCTCTTTGTAGTGGCTTGAATGATGTCACAGGCAATTAAAGTGCAGAGTTCAGTGTGGATTAAAGGTTCTTGTTGAAGAGAGTCAATAAGCGATTCAAAATCATTCAAAGCATTTTCATATCCAACTGCTTGCTCTGAATTATCAAGGTAGTAATTCTCGACTTTTAATTCGTTCTTTAGCTTTTGTAGTTCTTTTCGCAAGAGGTTTGCGTTAATGTATTTCATATCTATTCGTATCTTAATTCTTTGTTCTCGATACATATATTCCCCAGCCACCAGCTAGTAGTATAGCAACCAAACCAATACAAGAAATCCATGTATTCTCTATTTGGAAATTTCATAACTAAATTAATAAAAGGGTGCGAGCCGGTGCCTATCAGGTTTAAGTACTTTACCCTCCCTCTTTCCGCACCCTATGGTTTTACATCAGTTTTTTAAGTGCAACATATAGGCTGTGTAGATTTTCATCATTTGCAAAGCCTTTTCCAAGGCAGGCATTACCCATTTTATAGGACACCTTTCTCAGTGCTTCCATTTGCTCCTCGCTGGGCTTCCAAATTAATTTATTGAGAACAGGCATATTTGCTAATTTCCCTTCAATCATTAAGACTATTTTTGCCAACTCGCCATATCCATAATCACGGAGTATACTTCCTACACGCTTTAATGCAACAAGTTCTTCTTCGCTTGGTTTCCAAGAAGATTTTGGCTTTAAGCATCTCAGTCTTGCTATCATGCCACCATAGTGTTCTTTACCCGTTAAGTAATCACTTATAATTGGTTCAATTTCTTCTTCAGTCCAATAGTGTATTTTGCTTTCATCTTTAGATAAATTCATCACTGGCTTCTGCTCAATATGTCTTCCTTCCAGCCAATCGTAGATTTTTTGATAATAATCTCTATCTACCTCTTCTTTTCCGCGAAGGAAATCGGCAATAAGAGCCTCGAGGGTAAGGACATATTTTTTCTCTTCGATAGTTTGAGCGGGCTTCTGCTCTTTCTGCTTATCTTTCCAATTAGCAACTTTTGGATTTGCTATTTTGGTAAGGTCATCTAAAAGAGATTCCAAAACTTTGGTACTGTCAGCATTTGAATCAGAATATTTGATTACCATTCCCAATGCATGTCTTTGTTCATCGGTAGGCACCCAAAATTGCTCTTTCTGCTTATCACAGCTATAAAGTTCAAAGATAATTTTCTTAAACTCATCCCAAGTTAGTTTTGCATATCTCTTTCCATTTTCAACCTTAGCGTGAGATGCAAATTGGACTTGGATTGCTGAAAGCAAATGTTCATTATCAAGAACTTGATGATTTGCTCCAAGATGGTATCCACAACATACAGCGGTTTGCATCAAATCCCAAGTAGGTTCAGAATTATACTCCTTTACACTATCTACATAATCTTGTGCAATTTCATCTAAATTCTTATCTTTGTCTGACGAAGAAATCATGCCCGCCCAAGAGCTTTCGTTAGGAGCATCAGAGTTATTCTGGTGCTCTTTTTGCTCGGCACTATAAGGAAAGTTATCAATAAAATCTCTAAGAGATTCCTTTTGCTTTTCACCAGAATAAACATCTTGTAATATTCCTGCCATTTTACCAAGAGCATCATCCCATCCAAGATAATATTTTTTGTCAGGGTCAGAATCCTTCATATCGTGTGCATTGGCAAGATTTTCATCAATGTACTTATCAATTCTCTCAACAGCTTCTATTGCATAACTTGCATTTTTCTGCTTTTCGAGATAGGCAATTATTTGCTTGCAAGTAAATTCACGATGAATCCAACTTTTACCAATTCTGGTGAAATAGCCAACCAGCCATTTCCTTATCCTCTCATCCGTGTTTTCATTTAGTTCAGGAATGAGGGTTTCAAGAGCTTCAAGGACTTCACCAGTGTAAGGTCTTGAGTTAAGTACCTTAATTGCTTCTTCTCTATTCATTTTTGTTTGTTTTTAGTTGTTATTAATTGTTATTAGTGACTCCTCTGGGACTCCAACCCAGAACCTTCAGATTAGCTTACCACTATAGTTTTCACTACCAAAACAAAGACTAAAAATGACCTACAGCACAAGAGGATTGCAGTCATTCCGTAACATCCCTTTTATGTTCCTCTTATTTCGGGTCTTTATTTTGTTTGTGGTCTGGAGCACACCTTAACCTTATTGAAATAGTGCACTTTGGCGTTCTATTAGACTTGAACTATCTGCGGTTTGTTGCATGTTTCCAAATTTCAACTTAGGTCCCTCCTGTCTGCTCTCTACACACTGTCTAAGATTTAACTACCCCTCAAATAGTCGTTATCTTGGGTAGAAGGTCTCACGATTCCTTCACATCTTTAACATTGGCTCGGTGTTGGCTTATTACCCTGTCCAAGCGGAGCTAACAATACTTTAAGTCACTTGGTCAAGCAAAAACCAGATAACTTAGCTTTCACCGAATTAGGGAGGTTCTACATTAAAGATTTCTCTTTAAGCACTCCTTTTAAGAAGTCTGACGCTCTATGCTGTTGAGCTAAGGAGCCATTGTTTTATTCTTTGTTATTCTTTAATTCATTCTAAAAGTTCAATAGCTTTATTCAGATACCATACAGCCTTTTTAAGGTCTTGTGTGAATGAGTTGTCTCTTTTCTTACCAGCTCTCCACACATACTTGAATGCATTAATCTGACAAAAGTTAGCTGTGTTTGCTTTACCATATGCAGCCACCATAGCATCAATACACTCAATTTGTCCATCCAAACTTCTGTAATGAGATGGATGATTAACTTGTTCAGTTTGATATTCCATAATATATTTATTTACTGTTTAATCAAATAAAACCAGAGTATCTCACGACAGTCTGGTCAGGCTCACTAAATGGGGTATAAGAATATTTGTATTGAAATGTGACTGTGAAAAGCAATCTGGTAATTTAGTGAGCTTTGTAGTGGTGGTGAGATTTGCACTCACTATCTCCAGTTTATAAGACTGGTGCTCATACTCAATTAGCATCACCACTGTAATCCTACTTATGAGTTTCCAGACTCATATCTTCACATCTCTGTATTCTACAAAATAGGTAGTGTCTTTGTGATGTTTTTCAACACCCGAGGGTGTTCTAGTTAAACTAAAGTAGGGCCCATTCATCTTGAATGATAGTCAGATAACTCCCAGATATCAAGCTTAGTGTGTAATGAAGGTCAACACCATTCCTGTCTTAATCTACCAGTTAGTGGTCTACATAATTAAATGATTCCCACTTGTTAGGTTGATTAGTAGCGGAGAGTGAGGGATTTGAACCCCCGTTACCCATAAGAGTAAGCCAGTTTTCAAGACTGGTGCCATCAACCACTCGGCCAACTCTCCAATAAAACATAGTAGTCTGGACTGGACTTGAACCAATGACCTCCGGATGTTCCTCCGGCACTCTGAACCATCTGAGCTACCAGACCTCTACTCAATTTTATCCATGGTTATTATTTGAGTAGCAAGTAACCTTTCGATATACTTGGTCGGGATGAGAGGACTTGAACCTCCGACCATCTGGTCCCAAACCAGACATTCTGCCAACTGAACTACATCCCGATTAGAGCCACTTGAGGGAATCGAACCCACGACCTTGAGATTACAAATCACACGCTCTGGCCTACTGAGCTAAAGTGGCAAAACAGTGCGGAAACTATAGGATTTGAACCTATGACCCACGGATTAACAGTCCGTTGCTCTGACCAGCTGAGCTAAGTTTCCGTATGGGAGGACTGACATATATTTAATCTACCTGTATGTCAAAAGAATAAAGTCATGCATGTATACTGACCTAATCACATCCTTATTGTCAGTCTCACGTTTCTCAACGTTACTCTCCCAAAGAGTCTATCAGAAGCCTTGATTTTGCTTGTATATCAAGTTCTTCCTGCATACGCTTTACATACTCTTTGTAGTATCTCTTCCACAAAGGTAGTGAAATATTCAAATGAATATATAACCACTTTTCAATTTTTAACAAAGAATTCATAAGGCATAATCTATTATAAATTCTTTAATAGCTTCCATGAGATTCTCTTTCTTGAAGGTTGAAAATCTTTTATAGAATACTTTTCTGGTATCATCAGAAGCTGTGATGTTGTTTACATCATCTTCATTGTCAATCTTAATGATTGTACATGCACTCCCATTCATTGCAAATGGAAGTAAAGATGCTTTATATGTTTTGTCATTATGATGGAATGTCTTATGGTATCCACCATTGACAATGCTGTACTCAATACCATCTAAGGTTGTTAATTCCTTTATTTTCATTTCTTTGTTGTTTTAATATAAAAATCCTCAGTCCTCCATAAGATGAAATAATATGCAGCTAGGTTAGAAGGGCATGGAAGACTGAGGATTTACAGTCCTACATTTAACTCAATTGAACCAGGTTTTACTTAAGGACTGTTTATTAAAGGGTATATGCTTAACGCACTAAAACCAATTAACCAATATGCTATGTCCAATCAACGAAGCATTGTTAAGCATATACCCTAAATTTATCTGCGGATTACCACTCTAATTTTGGAACAAACTTTTACTGACATTTTGGTTATTATTAGGTTTTTAAGATATGGGTTCCGCAGAGTATATCTAATCAAAGATTACAGAGTCTTCCCTCTGAGAAGGGTTGAGATACACCCTTTTCTTATTATAAAGGAAGAACATTGCACCAGACGAAGACTTGATAAGCTGATAATACTCACCATCTTTGTGCTGAAACCACTCATTGGTTATTTCATAAGTGGTCTTTGCAGTTGATTTAACTGGTTCTGCTGGATGAAGAATCTTCTGTGGTTCTTCTTCAACTTCCTTTGGAGCCTCTTGTGGAGATTCTTGGGTGGATTCAGATGGTTGTTCAATACTCATAGGCTCTGACTTAAAACAACCAAAAGCCCAACAAGTCAGTGCAATAACTGCAAAAACAATTACCAAACTGATAATCACCTCAAGAAGAGGAATTACATCAATAATAGGTGTCATAATGCATTATGTTTTAAAAAGTTAACTTTGTTTTATCTCATACTTTTTAAAATTCCTATTCTTCTCTCCTGCAATTACCCCTTCAAGGATTTTTCTTTGTTTACCGGTTATATTTAACTGTTTGTTATTTTCATCATATTCAAAGTATATGATGTTATCTCTGTAAGTGTATTGCATGACTGGTCTTTCGTGCTTTACTTTATTCCTTACAAATATATGAAGAACTCCTGAATATTTTTCATCAGGTCTTGCTGTTTTTTCCACCACAAGCTCTTCTTTTTTCACCTTCTCGTGGAGATTACATTTAAGAATATTCTGTGATGGTTTCATTATATCATCTAAAACGGATTGAAATACCTTTGCGTTTTTACTTGTCACATAGACAAATGCTAAAGTAAGACAGACGAACGCAATGAATGTTGTAATGATAAAAAAGATTTCCATTATTCTAATATGTTTTTTAACATTTTGTAAAAGAAAGATAAGTTTCTAATTGAGTCAAACTCTGGAAATATTCCACGATTAAGGTATCCTTCACCACCATAAGATTTAGCCAAACTCTCTAATGTAGGTTGTCCTGCATCATGCAAAGCATCTTCCAATTCGTTGACATTACGTGTATGTATACCCATTCCTTTTAAATACCATCCTACATTTTTAAAAACGCGGAACGATATACCATGAATATTTACTTCTTGGTCTTCATGTAGCAGAGTTGTTGGTATAGGTTGTTTACTTAGTTTTAACATTGTCTTACAATTAAATCAATGTTTAATAGCCTAATTTAGATTGTAAATGTTTTGCAAATCTTAATAAGTTTTCCCTTGTGTCAAATTCTGGAAAAGCTCCGCTACCCTTATATCCCTTATATTTTTTAGCTTCTTTGTGTAATGTAGTAGCATCTTTATATAAGAGTTTGGTTAGCTGGTCTGTAGAACCTGAATGACTACCATTAGGTGACCCATCAAGATACCATCCAATTGATTGAGCGGTTGAGAATCTCATACCAGCAATATGAATGTAACTATCCTGACCAACCAATTCAATAGAGTCATCTCCTTCATACAATGGTTTTTTGCTGAGTCTTATCATTTTATTCTCCTATGAATTGTAACTGTTCAATAAGGTCATCTCTGTACTCAACAGCATCGTCAAGTGATTTGAATGTATCTATGTTTTCTATGTACTGCCAAAGCAATTCATTTTCATAGATGGCATCATCATATTTCTGTTGAATAATGCTTGTGTTTTCTTTTATTTCAACAATCTCTTTATCTGACTGTGCTATCTTAGCAAGAATCAATACTACTGATACTGTTATTGCTAACAATAAAAGCAAGTAATAAGAAAAAAGAGCATTTATAATGATGTTTGTTTCACTACGTTCTTTCATTTTTGTTGTCTTTTTTATTTAATATAAGTTTTTGTCTTTGCTGTATCCCAATACATGAACAGTGAATACTCCAAATATTGGAATAACCTTATCAAACCAAATGATTTCATTGTCTTTAATATCATTTGATTCTACAGGCTTATGACCCGGAGCTACAGCCATTGTTATATGACTATTTTTGTTGCATGACATATTTGAACACATCAATGCAACAGCATTATCTGAAATGCCTATACCATTAATGAATATAGGCAATTCATGACCGTACATTTGATAAAGATATGGTGAAACTATATTAAAGTCTTTATGACTGTGATGTAATACAGTCATATGGTCAGCATATCTTTTCCAATCGTCTGGAATATTGAAGTATTTACTTACAATATCAAAGAGTTTTGGTTTATCCTCTTCTCTGACCTTAATGGAGTAGTAATTTATCTCTTGCATTTCTTTAATGTTTGTTTTTATTGTTTTTTGGTACTCAGTAGCAGAGTCGAACTGCTGTAACAAGACTGAAAATCTTGTGTCCTAACCATTAGACGAACTGAGCATAATAATCTTCATCCATTAAAACCTACCGCTTTTATAGAAAATCTAACTTTATAGCTTCGATATTACTAATTTCCTATAATAAGGTTTTGTTGATTTTCAATAGGGATTGGTTTTTTGTTTTTTACCACAAACCCAGCACACACGCGCGACTTGTATTTACTGGGATTGGATGAAGATACTATTTTGAATGGTCCCTGCAACTCCGCGACCAAAAGGCTGAGTCCCCACGTTTTTTGGTGAGCCGAGGGAAGGAAGGCTCTAATAAAATGATGTCTTTCCATCAGTCAATCTACAAGTTTACTTATGCTCATAGTAGATATTTGAGCTGCCTAAGACACAACCTTGGGATAGCTTCTGTGAAACATGTTAATTATGGTTAACCTATACACCAAAAGGTATTAATTTAACATTTTGAGTGATGGTGGTGTACAAAATTGAGCTTAAGTCAGCTCAAAATATGGAATATCATCAAAATCAGTGTCTGAAATACCCACAAATTGCAGGTCTAAATCATCAATTAACGCCACAATCTCTCCATCAAGAGTGATAAAATCTGCCATGATTTTTGTTATTTGTGTGGTTTTAGAAAGTTTGGGAAAGTGTTGAATGTGGGGGAGATTGTCCTGTAAGCTCCTCACTATCAATAACTTACAGCTGGAAAAATTGATAAGTGACTCTTAATTTTTGACAATTAGTGTCAACAATCAATTATTTACAAATTATGGGTTAAGAGTTTGATTGTTAGGGGTTTACAATAGTTTTCTAATTTAGAAAGTTTCTAAATTAAACTAATGCCCAAAAAGGATTGGAGAAGAGGCTTACACCTCTCCTCCAAATGCCTTTAGTTCCACAGGTTGACTTCCTCTCCAACAGGCATCTCACCCTGCTTGCAGAGGATGTAAGTGCCACTGTCCATAGACACCACCTGAAGCTCATTCTTGCGGGCAGCAATCTCACTTGCCGTAAGCTCTCCAAGCTTGCTGGAGAAGTTCACCATCTGGCGCTGACCATCCTCGCTGGTGAATACCAGAGACTTAAACTGCTCACCAGTTTCCTGGTTGGTGAAGGGAATGACCTCAACCTTTTTGTAGTTACGAGCGAAGGTGAGGAGAGAAACGCCACTGTTCTTAATCAAATTACCCATGATTTGAAATGTTAGAATGTTGATATGTTGATTACAGCATCATGCTTGATGCCATGATATAAGGGGAAGGGTCGTTTTGATTTTTTGTTTGTTTTGATTTACTCTTAACCATTTTATACCTTTATTATATATATAAGGAAAAAGGGGGATTATTCATCCCCCTTTTATTGATTGCTCCAATACCAATTTTCAAGGCTAATGCCTTGGGCCTTGTTAATCTTTGAAATGAGGTCATATTTGACTTTGTTACTCCAAAACCAGCGAGCAAATCTCCGCCATTTCTCATCATGAGAGAAGTAGATTTGGTAGCACTGCTCAGTGCATCCAACAGCAGATACAAGAAGAACAGCCACATTGAAATAGGGCCTGTCTTTGTGAAGGACTATTTGCATAACGTATATTGGTTTATTGTTAATATTCAAACAAGAAGCCTTGGTGTATCTCACGACAGACCTTGGCTGATGGCATTGCTAGACGCACATAATCTTACGCCTCACAGACATACCAGACTGATATGCCAAGATATAAGAGGCTGTATTATTTTGATTTAATGATTACAGATTAAGGCGGGGGATATACCCCAATGCCAAGAGATAAGGGGGAGGGTCGTTGGTATTGGTCTCTCCTCTCTCCGACTAAATAAAACTTACAAAAAATAAAAAAAAAAAAAATAAAATTTTAAAGTCTCTCCTCTCTCTGTATTACCAAAATTCACAAAAAAAAAAAAACTCAAAAAAATTTTATAGAAAAATATTTTTGCTTATATTTGTACTGCAACCCTGAGGTGGAGGGGTTTCCCTCCCAGGAACCAACCCTAATAAGGTGTATGACTGGGACAGAATTGGGTGTGAAGGATAGACCCGATGCAAGAACTGTCCAACTTTATAAGCTCGTGTGGTTCGCCTCACCATCTGCTAAAAGGCTCAGGAGAAAGAACCCTTGGAGATTAAACCCGGCACGAGGAAAGAGTTGGATAAACCTACAGGAAACTGCAAGGTGGCTCGGTAAAATCGAGGTCTGAGGGTATATTATATCTGAATGAGATTCATAACTCACTTGGATTTAACTTCCTGAGATTCGTCAAATTACCAAACCCGTTGTTCTATACGATAATAGAACCCAGATAAGACAACCTTTTAGCAGATAAATATATTCATATGGTAAAGAAACCGGACTGTTGTGAAACACTCCGGTTTTTACTATATTTGTGTGAATTGTTTTTGAGTTCATGCATATTTAAGTATTAAGGTATAAGAGGTTGTTGTGAAACACCCTCTTATTTTTTATATTTGCATCATGGCAAAAGAGGATGAGATATTATCTTTATTGAGGGAGAACAATAAGATGTTAAAAGAGATATGTGGATATCTCTCCGGTAATCATAATCCAGATTTTGCTGAAGATTTCATAGGCAATGTAATTGCTAATGTTATAGGTAATAAAATAACCCCTCAAAGATAACTGCTATGGCTTGGAATGATTTGACAATCCCTCAAAGGTCACAACTAATGAATATGTTCAGAAGGAATGGAGTTTCCTCATTGGCTGAAATGAGAAGACTTTATGACCTTTCTTCCTCACCTCTCGTGGAGACTCCTCAATCCACGTTGAATAATGCAGCACCTGTGTATGCTGATGGTGGGTATGTTCCTTCAGATAGTATTAAGGATTACTTGAAGAAAACAGAAGATTTCAGAAGTAACTGGTACAATGATGGAAATGGTATACCAACTGTGGGTTATGGATTTACAGGCAGAAAGGTAAAGGAGCTTTATCCAAATGGAATGACAAGGGCTCAGGCAGATGCTTACTTTGATGACTTGGTAACTCAGTCAGCAGCAAGGATGTCACAGCTTACTCCAAATATTGACAGATTGTCACAAAACCAGAAGGATGCATTGTTCAGTTATTTTTATAATATAGGTGAGGGTAACTATTCAAAGGGTAGTCCAAACATGCAGAAAGCATTGAGGGAATTTGATTTGGATACTGTCATACAGAATATTGATGCTGGTTATAATGACACTAAGAATCCCGGCTTGAGGAAAAGAAGGGACTATGAAAGAGCCCTTTTTCAAAGTGATATGCAGTTACCTGTACAGCAAGAACAGTCAATTATGAATAATGGATTTATGTATGATAATCCAGATACGCGATTGCCTCTGGTAAGAACACCATATCTGAAGGGATTGTGGAGTCTTGAAAACCCATATATGTATGTTCCTGAAGAGGAGATATTTGCTTCTGGTGGTAAGATTCATATCAAAAAGAAGAACCGTGGTAAGTTCACTGCTCTTAAGAAAAGGACTGGTAAATCAGCCAGTTGGTTCAAAGCACATGGTACTCCAGCACAAAAGAAAATGGCAATATTTGCTTTGAATGCAAGGAAGTGGAAACACTCTCATGGTGGCATAATATTTTAATAACTAATAATTTGGGAGAATTATGGAAGAAAAAATTGAAATGAAAGAAGCTAAGGATTTAATCCCTGAGACTTCAGAACAGAAAAATTTTAGATGGAAAACAGTTGCTGTTGAAACATTCAAGAGAGGTGCAATGTTTTTCATTGGCTCATCAGAAGACTTGATTAAAGTTCTTGATGAAAAGTTTGATGGTTATGCCGAAGTAATCAGTGACCTTATAAAGGAAGAAAAACTGGATAAGAGCTACACTGCCTTGGGTTATACCTTCAAATGCTTGCCTGATGCTTTGATTTGGTGTCCTAAGGAACCTGAATTCAACACTGCAATTCATGAGATATTCCATGCAGCATGTCACATACTTTATCAGTGTGAAATACCAGAAAATCAGGAAACTGAGGAAGTGTATGCTTATTTGCTCGAATATCTGACAGGTGAATTTCTGCCGTGGGTTTTGAAAGATGAGTCTTTAATTCAGAAAAGTTTATAAATGTTACTAAAATAGTTTGCTTACTTTTAAATTTTATGTATATTTGCATGTGTTAGTTATTTGAAATACAGGCATCTTCTGATTTTAAGTTAAACAAAGTCCGTGTGGTCCGGAGGATGTTTATGAAGATGCCTTCATAGTAGTGTGGTGTAATGGCAACACTCAAGTTTTTGGCACTTGCATTTGAAGTTCGAGTCTTCACACTACTACTTAATATTATAGGTATGATAGCCAAAGAGTATTTTTCAAGTCTTGGGGCCCTTGCTGATTGGTCAAATCAGCAAGGTATAAATAAAAACGACATTATTGATATAATAAAGGCTGATGGCATGACAGGTTATTACCTTTTATATCAAGAAAAAGAAAAGGAAAAGAAAGACAATGGCTGATGAATTTAATGATATTCCGGTTTATTACTGCAAGCATTGTCTTTCTTTGCTTATAAAGGAGGATGAGTTTGTTGGTGATTATTGTGCAGAGTGTGGATGTACTGACATTGGTGAGACTCAAATAGAAGATTGGGAGAAATTGTATTTGAGGAAATATAAGAAGAAATTTTAAATTAAGGACTATGGCAAAGGAAGAAACCATTCAGAACGAGGAACGTAAACCTCTTGATGCAAAACAACTTGCAGCTTATGTAAGTCAACTCGAAACTAGACTGAAAAGTGCTTACAATGACCTCCGCGAGGTGAGGAAAGAACTGTCTTTCTATCAGATGCAGGATTATTATCAGAGAGCACAGCTCTTGTGTGTGCTTGTTTCAAACACTTCTCTTAGCGAAGAGTTTCGCAAAAAGTGTGAAGATGAACTGATGAATCTTGTTTATCCTCCACAGCCTGAAGGTAAGGAAGAAACACCTAAGGAATAATGATATGGCTTCTGGAGTAAAGATAGCTGATACTGCACTGAGAATACCATGTACCAAAGATACTTTCATCAGGACATGGTTTAATCTGCTGAGACCAGTACACAAGCTTACCCAGAAGGAAATGGAAGTTGCTGTTTGTTTTGTACAACATTGGTATAAACTCCGCAATACAGTTACTGACGATAAACAACTAAACCAACTGTTGTTCTCAGCTCAGGAGAAAGCTGAAATATGTAATGAGTTGGGTTTGTCTCCTCAACATATGCGTAAGATAATGGTGAAGCTGAGACAACACATGATTATCGTTAATGGTAAACTGAATTACAGGTACATACCAGCTTATAAAGAAGGTACTCCTTACAGATTGATGTTCATTATTGACGATGCAGAAGCAACTAGAACCAATCATTGAAAAGATGTCCAAAGAGCTTGGTGTACCCTATGATGTGTGTGTTCAAGCTTACATGTCCCAATGGCATTTTATCTCTGAGAAGATAAACTCAATGACTATCAAGGACATGACTTTGGAGGAGTTCCAAAAAACAAAAAGAAACTTCAATATACCTTCAATAGGTAAGCTCTGCATAACTGAAAAGAAGTTTCAGAACATTCAGAGAAAATTTGAATATCTAAGACAAAAAAGAAATAAAAATGTTCAAAATCAAGAAGATTCGTCCCATGTTCAACATGGTGATAACAACGATGAATGAGTATAGGGATGTTGTACGTGATTCTGGTCTTATTGACACTACACGTTCCAACAGACTTAAGGAGTATCAGACTGTTGTGGCTGTTGGGCCACAAGTAAAGGAAATCAAGCCGGGTGACACTGTATTTATCAACCCACGCAGATATGCCAGGATGACACACAAGGATGGCCTTAAGGACCTTGATGCCAATGTGCAGAAGACTGATATGTTCTATCAGTTGGATATTCCTACGGTAGATGTGTATGACCGTCCTGATGGTTCATGCAGAACACTCCTTGCCATCTTTGATAATGATATTGAATTCATTGCTGAGGGTGAAGAGTTTGATGAGAATCCTACTGTCATTGCTCATGCTGATGGAATTCCAATGGGATATAAACCAATTACCTCAAAATAATACATACTATGGATACACCGGAAAGATTTGAAGACTGGCAGATTCGCATTAAGGAAGAGCGTACTGAACTTCTTCAGAGAACCATCAAGCTGAAGAATTTTACGGACTCTCCTAACACAAAGCTGAGCAGGAAGGAGTGGGAAATGCTTATGAGTCAACTCCATGCAATGGTAGAATACCTTCAGGCACTGACAGACCGTTGTGTTTATTATGAGCTGATTGAGTCTGGAGACTTGGGAATACACTATTAACAGTTCTTGCCATTTGTAATTTTTGGGTTTCCCTCCCTGTTGAATAAATAGGGAGGGTTTTTAAATGAAAGGATATGATTTGGTTAGGTAAGGCTAAAGCTCCTTGTGAGATTAAAATAGTTACAGGCAATGGTATATTAGACCAAATAAGTTCTATACCATACTATTATGGTAATTTAACTGCAAGCTCTATTGCAAATACCCTCATAGATGCTTTTCCACAATCATTTATGTATAGTACAGCACAGTCTTACAGTACTACGTTTGGAACATTTACATTTCATAATGATATAGGGAATGAAACTGCTTGAGTATAAAGACTATGAGATAATTGTCTCTCCAGAGGCACTTCTTGTAAAGCCTATAAGGAAACTATATAACCAAGACAGAACCAAGACAAAAGAGCAATTCATGCAACAAATGTCTTACCTGTTCTTCATGGTTGACCCTCGTTCAACATATGCATATATTACAGATGAGGATGAAAGGTCAAAAGCAATCCTTAAGCAGGAAGGACTTCCCGAGGATTTTCATCCTTCACCTTCCCTCGTGGAGGCTATGAGAGCTTACGGGGAGCATACAATCACATCATCTTCAAGACTTTTGACAAGTATCCGTGTGGCTATTGATGCTCTTGTTGATGAAATGAATGATTCAAAAGATATCCTTAGTGAACGCACTGACAAGGGTGCAAGGGTTACAAAGACTAATGATTTGATTCAGAGTATCAACAATGTAATGAAAATGATACCCCAGCTTCAAGACCTTGAAAAGAAAGTGGCTGCTGAGATTACTGAAAAGGATACCAGAGCTAAAGGTGCTGAAAATAAGATGTTTGAAGATGGTGACCTTTGAGAAACATATTCTTAACGTGCTTAACAAGATGGCTAAGGAAGAACCTGTCTATGGGGAATTCTTTATTATAAAGTCCCATAAGAAAGGCACGTTTAATTTTCAGAAGAAATTCTCTGTGAGTCTCAACTTTAGAAATATTGATAAGAGTGTGGAGATTATAAGGGTTGAGCGGACCATTGGAATCACAGAGGAAAACATTGTTGATGGGTATGAGGCAATACTTGAAGAGGTGTTGTGTTTGTTGTTGGATACTAAGAAAGATATATGGAACTTAATAAATTCCAAACTCCAATAGAGGAATTGACCTTTACTGACAAAGATTCAGGGAGGGTGTTTACTTGGGAAAATGCTCCTGATGAAATTAAGAATGATTTTAATGAGTTCCTTAATGGTGTTCCTCTTATAAGGTGGCTCATTTCAAAGGACCGTCCCTATGTAAAAGACCTTCCAAGGGATGAGAGAGGGCATGCCATCATTGACATTACACATCCTCCAATCCTTGAAAATACGGATTACTTCAGACCAACAGCCATTCATTTCAAACGGACTGGAAAACTTACTGACCTCAGACCCAACAAGAACCCAAACTCGGAGTATTATAAGTGGCAACATGAAGAAACACGGAGGTGTTGGAATGGTTATCTCCGCGAAGAGGATGGTGCTTATATTCCCGGATACATGTATTGGTACTTGAATTACAGCCCAATCATGTTGTCAAGGGAAGTGAATGGTATTGATTATCAAGTACCTGACTTGCCTGATTTTTGGGAAGGTGTATGGTGGAGAATGACTGGTTGGTGGGAAGCCCGTCAAGCAAAGCTTAATTTTGCTGAGATTTCATCCCGTGGTAAATCCAAGTCTTATTCACTTGCCTCTGGTCTTTCAAGGGTTTATACCATTGGAGATTTTGAACCACCGAAAGGTCAGAAAGTAAAGAATGCCAGAGCTGTGGTTATGGCAGGAACAAAGGAGTTCCTTACAAAGGATGGAACACTCAACAAGTTTGAGGATATGGTTTCATTCCTCGCGGAGCATACTCAATATCCAGCCAAGCAATTACAGGCATCTCTTAAGGATATGACTTGGCAGAGAGGTTTCATTGACCTTGATTCTGGCACCAAAAGAGGTACACTCAACACGGTTCTTGGTGTTGCTATTAAGGAAGATATTGGAAAGGGACGTGGTAAACGTGCTGCATTGATTGGTCTTGAAGAGTTTGGTGCCTTCCCGAATGTTGATGCTGTTTATAACATTGCACTTCCTTCAGTAACTGATGGTGAAAGGGTATTTGGATTGATGGTGTTGATTGGCACTGGTGGTGAGGAAGGTAATGACTTCAGTGGTGCTATGAATATGATTTATCACCCTAAAGGTTATGGCATCAAGAGTTTTGAGAATGTATGGGATATTGAGGGAAGGGCAGCTCAGACATCCATATTTTGTTATCCTGCTTACATTAACCGTTCTGGCTGTATGAATGAGGATGGCATATCTGATGTGACTCTTGCCCTCTTCAGGATTTGTTGTGAGAGATGGATTAAGAAATACAACAATCCAGACCCCATGCAGCTTACAAGAACAAAGGCTGAATATCCCATCACTCTCCAAGATGCAATCATGCAGAGAGATGGTGCTTATTTCCCGGTAGCTCAGCTGATGGAAAGGTTGCAGGAAATTGATTCTGACCCTAACTTTTATGATGGTGTTTATGTAGGGGAAATGAGGCAACTTTCCAATGGTCAGGTTGATTTTGTAAATGCTGACCTTACTCCAATCAGAAGCTTCCCGCACAAGACAAATAAGATGGGTGGTGCTGTTGAAATCTATGAAATGCCAGTGAAGGATTCAACAGGAAGGATTCCTGACGGCAGGTATATAGCATCACTTGACCCTATTGATGATGATGAATCAACCACAATGTCATTGGTATCACTATTTGTATTTGACCTTTGGACTGACAGGATTGTGTGTGAATGGACAGGCAGATTGGACAGTGCTGATGAATGTTATGAAAGAGTGAGACTCATTCTTATCTTTTATAATGCAAAGATGCTTTATGAAAACAATAAGAAGGGTGTCTTCACATACTTCAAGACCATGAATTGTGTGAAATACATTATGGAAACACCTTCCATGCTCAAGGACAGGACCACACAGAAGGAAAACCTCAATAATACTGATTATGGTGTGAATGCTACGGATGTATTCAATGCTCAGGCAAGATTCTTCATTAAGGATTGGCTTCTTAAAACTGTCCACACAACGAGGGTTGTTGATGGCGAAGAACAAGAGATTACCCTGCATAACTACAATTTCATTAAACAAAGGGCTCTTATTCAGGAACTGATTGGCTGGAATAAGGATGGTAACTTCGACCGTGTTTCATCCTTTGGCATTTTAATGTTTGCAAGGCAAGAGAAAATTATGACAACAAGAGGTGAGTTTGGAAGGAACAAGGTAAGTGATGATTACAAGGGAAATGATGAGTTCTTTACCAGACAATGGGAAGCCTTTGCCCGTAAGAATCACATAGATACTCAGTAAATTCTGTATTTGAAAGGGTCTTTTATGTACATTTTTCTTTCAAAAACACCTTAATATTATATTTGTAGGGTAAAGCTGTTATTATGAACAATACAATGACATTCCCAAGACAGGCACTTCCTGACAACAGGAAGGGCAAGAAATGGAAAGAAATGTGTATGAAGTGGGGTGACTCAAGGTCATACATGCATTACTCTCCAGTTCGTAAATCTGTCAGGCATAAGAAGATAAACTATGACTTGGTAAATGGTATACTGCATATGAATGATTTGGCTCTCATGCTTAATCCTATGCAGCTTGACCAGCATTTCTTCCCAGATACCATACAGCATTTTCCGATAATCAACTCAAAGCTTGAGACACTTATTGGCGAGGACCTTCAGAGACCTTTTGACTGGAGGGCTATTGTCACAAATCCAAATGCAGTTTCGGACATTGAGAGACTGAAAGCTGAACAGGTTAAACAGTCCCTTCAGGAGCTTGTGGAGAATGAGAGCATCAGCGAAGACCAGTACATGCAGAAAGCTGATGAACTGTCTGAGTATTTTGAGTTTGATTATCAAGACTTTAGAGAGGTTAGGGCTAATGAAGTCATTAAGCATTATTCAAAGCAGTACAACATGCCACTCATGTTTAACATGGGTTTTAGGGATGGTTTGATTGTTGGTGAAGAGGCTTACTTCTGTGATATTGCTGGTGGTAAACCAACCATTGAAAAGGTATCAACAACTAAGCTTCGTGCTTACAGAAGCGGTTATTCAAACAAGCTTGAGGATGCTGATATAATCATACTTGAAGATTATTGGGCACCTGGAAAAATCCTTGATTTGTATGGTGACCAGCTTTCTGAGAAAGACATCAAGTACATTGACGCTGGTATCAGTGATGATGGTGATGAGGCTGACAGCATGGGTAATATTGATTACACAGGTGCTCTTATTGACCGTCACATGGTGGATGATACCTTTGTTGATGATGGTAGTTTCTTCTGGGACCCTGAGGGTGGTCCTGATGGTGAACAAAGTCTGATGCCTTATGACAGCTTTGGTAATATCAGAGTGCTCAGAATGTTCTGGAAATCCCGTCGGAGAATCAAGAAGGTCAAGATGTATGACTCTGAGACTGGTGAGGAATACTTTGAGTTCTTTGCTGATAATTATGTTATTCATGAAGAGCTTGGTGAAGAGGAGGAATATCTGTGGATTAATGAGGCTTGGGAAGGCACTATGATTGGTGGCCATCTGACTGACAGTGAATCAAGTGGCCAGACGTTCAGAAGTATCCTTGTCAATGTAAGGCCAAGACCAGTCCAATATAGTGACATGGATAATCCATCCAAATGTTTCCTTGGTTTTGTAGGTACGATATACAACCTTAATGATGATAGACCGTACAGTATGGTTGATATGATGAAGCCATATAATTATCTGTACGACGTGATTCATTACAAGCTGATGGATGCCATTGCTTCTGTGTGGGGTTCACTTGTTGATGTTGACCTTGCTACAATCCCTGAAAAATGGAAGATTGAACAGTGGATGTACTTTGCAAAGATTAACCATATTGCCGTAAGGGATTCATTCCGTGAAGGCAATCAGGGAAAACTTGCTGGTGCTCTTAACAATAACAGTCAGAGACTTATCAGTGATACCACAGGCAACTATATTCAGGAACTGATGAATATTGCTGCATACATCAAGAATGAACTTGGTGAAATGGTCGGTATTACACGCCAGAGGGAAGGCCAGATTTCCAATAGGGAAACTGTTGGTGGTGTGGAAAGAAGTGTTCTTCAATCATCTTACATCACTGAAAGATACTTTGCACTCCATGCTGATACAAAAAGAAGGGCCCTTGAAATGTTTATTGAAACTGCAAAGGTTGCATTCAAGGGTAGAAAAGTATCATTCAGATACCAGCTTTCTGATGGCTCTTGGAGACTCATGGAATTTGATGGTGATGAATTTGCTGAGAATAATTATGGCATTGTGGTGGATGGTTCTACTGAAATAAAGAACCTTGACCAGAAGGTTGAATCTCTCGCACAAGCTGGTATGCAGAACAATAGCATTAAGCTCAGTGCCATCATGAGAATGTGGTCCTCTTCACTTTCCCTCGCGGAGAAAATAAAGATTGTCGAGAAGTCTGAGAAGGATGCAATGAAAGCTGCACAGGAAGCCCAGCAGCAGGAAATGCAAATGCAACAACAGCAGGTTCAAGCACAACTAGCTCAACGTCAAGCTGAACTTGATGCTCAGGCAGCAATGAATTCTGAGAACAACGAAACCAAGATTGTCGTAGCTCAAATTCAAGCTGACAATAAGATGCAAGTGGCTCAAGTATCCTCCGCGAGTGAGGATGATGGAATACCGCAGATTTCACCTGATGTAAAGGCTAAGATTGATGAGCAGATTCGTGAATTCAATTTGAATCTCCAGCAGGATAACAAGAAGATTGCCATTCAGAAGGAAAGGAATGATATTGCACGAATAGCTGCAAGAAGAAGACAAACCTCATCAAATAAGTAGTTATGGATAAGGTATATATAGGAACTGAATTAAAGTTCAAGGTTGTTATAGAGTCTACTGGATTCTCAATGGTGGATGATGATTTCACCATCGAACTAAGGAATGGCAGTAAGAAACTTGTCTTTGAAAAGAGTGACCTTGTTAAAGATGAGAATAATGACTTTTACTTGTGCTTTAATACCAAGGATATTGGTATTGGAACTATAGAGATGATTGTTACTGCACATGTGCCGGATGAGGACTTTGATGATGGTATAAGGGATGAGGTTGAAAAGCTTAAATTAATTGCCATTAACAATCTTTAGTAATTATGGGATGTCTTAACATACGGGCAGAAAGAATTGGCAATACTGGCATTAATGTAATTGCTGGTATTGTCGGGTCTGACTGTAATGTACAGACTGAAAGAATTGGGGATATTGATGTTTATTTTGATTATCAGAGGAATCTGGATATTGATGCAATATCATGTAATGACAAGATAAACATTACTCCAAGTAAGTGTGGAGGCATCCATATAAGTGCAGGGCTTGTATGTACTGTTGATTTGGGAAAGACTGAGAGTATTCTGTGGGTAAAGGAAGGAAGATTCTTAGTATTCAATGGTGGAAGGTTTATTCTTAGACACACTTGATTATGGCAGTAAAGGATTGGCATTCAAAATATGAGGGTCAGGAAGTTGAAGAGATGCTTGACTCTGTACATAATAAAACCATATATGACAAAGCCACTGTGAGTAAAGACGGTCTTATGTCATCTGGTGATAAGGAAAAACTGAATGGTTTGGAAGATTTTGAACCCATGACAAACATGGAAATACAAAGTGTAATCAATTTAATTTTTTAAGATATGGCAAACAACAAATCACTTGACCAGAATGGTCTCCTTTATTTTGGTCAGCAATTTCTTGCAAAGCTGCGTGAAATTTTTCAATCTAAAGAGTCTGGCAAGGGTTTGTCTACCAATGACTTTACAGACACTCTGAAAGATAAGCTTGATGGTATTGCTGAAGGTGCAACTGCAAATGCTGGTACAATTACAGGTATTACAATGAATGGTACAAGCAAGGGCACTTCCGGTGTTGTTAACCTTGGTACTGTAATTACCGAACATCAAGACATAAGCGGTCTTGCTCCAAAGGCATCTCCTGAATTTTCTGGAACCCCTACAGCCCCAACAGCGGCTGTTGGAACTAACACCACGCAGATAGCTACAACAGCTTTTGTCAAGGCTGCTCTTGATAATTACACACCAACAATCAATGGTCCACTCACATATAAGGGAAGTTGTACATATGCTAATCTTCCTGCAAATCCTGCCATTGGTGATATGTGGGATGTAACTGATGCCCACGGGGATTATCCTGCTGGAACTAACTACGCATGGAATGGTACATCTTGGGACGCTCTTGGTGGTAAACTGGCCATTGAATACATGACCAACACTGAAGTTCAAACTGTTGTCAATACAATCTTCGCTTAATCATGGCCAAGTCAGTCAGTAATGAAAACTTGCTGACTTTTGGTCAGCAGTTTAAGCAACAACTGGATACCCTGCTTGCCAACAAGCAGAACAAAATAACCATATCAACTCAAGAGCCAACATCATCTGATGGTGTGGATGGAGATATTTGGATAGTAATTTAGTATGCCCACAATAAGGCTCATACCAAGTGCTTATGCAGTATCAAGCACATCGTATCTTTCCGTGTCAAATGCAAGTAACATGTACCACAACACGGACAATACGACACATGCTACCATCACAAATACATATTCATCTACAAGCTCGCGTTATTTGTACCTGCGGGGATTCAACTTCTCAGATATTCCAAATGGTGCAATAATAAACTCCTTTACTGTAAAGATAAAAGGGTATGAGAGTGGCTTGGCTACCAGTACCTCATATGCTCCTCGTCTGGCAAATGGTTCATCTGCCATTTCCAACACCACAGCCACTACCAACTTTGGCACGAGCGTTAAAACCATTACAATCCCAACAGGCTCGCTTACATGGGAGCAAATAGTGAACTATGGTAGTGACTTCACTATCATGGTTTATGTCAGAAGGAGCAACAGGAACAACACTGGATACTTTTACTGCTATGGTGCGGAAATTGAGGTTGACTACACAATTCCGATTCATCACAATGTCACTATTCAGAATAGCACTTCTGCAAATGTGTCAGCAAGTGATACGAACCCTCTGGAAGGCAGTGATGTCATTATCAGGTCAGATACCATTTCCAATATTTTAGTTAAGGATAATGGGACTGATGTCACAAGTCAATTCGTACCGGTCCAAGAGTCTGGTGCAACATATTCAGTTGAATCAGTTAGTGGTGCTTCTTATGGATTTGAGCTGAACTCAAATAACTATTATCAGAGTGAAAACAGAGGCATCAGCAAGACAGCTGCACTATGTAAGGTAAATATACATGTCCCTGTCGCTGCAACACTTACATTTACATTCATCAACTACGCAGAGGAGGGTTATGACTTTGGTGTCTTTGGTGATATTGACGAGACGTTGAGCAATAATTACTATGCTGCGGGAAGCAGTGGTGCAACAATTACTGACAACAATTATCGGCTTGCATGTAATACAAGCACACACAACAAGTCCACCACGCAGACACTGAGTTACTCCCTTACGGCTGGGGACCACTTCATATATGTCAAATACTCAAAGGATGATGCCTCTGATGCGAATAATGATACGCTACAGTTCAAGGTGGCCATCACGCTTGATGAACCATTTACGCCGGGGACATATTATGAGTATACCATTTCAAATATCACTACAGACCATGCTATTGTAATTACTTCCAGTAGTGTTGTTGTTCTTCCAATCAGGGCAAAGTATGGAAATGCTTGGTACACTGCAAAGAAATTACTTACTAAGAGAAATGGTACTTGGGTTGAAATGGTAAAGATAAAAGCAAAGAACTCAGGTACTTGGAGTTAAATGGGAATGTCAAAGACACACTTTTAAAACAATAGATTTTTAATAGTATCTTTGGTAATAATTTAGACAATCGCTATGACACAACGGGAAAAAGATGAAATAAGGGCCTTAGTCTTAAGTTTTTCGACAAGAATATCTGACTTGCCGGAAATTGAAGCACTTGCTGATTCTGATTACATTACCGTTGTGCAGGACGACGGTACTAAGAAGCACAGTAAGAAAGCCACTCTTGGCTCTCTTGTAGACCTTATTAAGATATACTATCCAGATGGTAATGGTGCCAAACTGCAAGGTGTTGCACATCCTACGGATAATAATGTAAGGCTTCCGATTGGTACAAATGGATTCTGGTTTGCCATTGAACCGGGTCTTTACAGAAATTATGGTAATGTACTCGTTGGGGAGACTCCAAAGCTCATTTACTACAATGTAGTCACTAAAGAATGGAGTTCAGAGGACCTTTGGGGTGAGCTTGGTGGTACAATAGGTCTTAAGCTTGAGAGCAAGGATGATAAGATAATTACCAAAAGGATTCCTGTAATAGGCTCTGAGTTATACACATTCAGTTATGAAGCTGTTCCTTCAGGTTCTCTTGGTAATGGTGTAATTACTGAGTTTGACAAGGAAAGAAACATTCTTGCCACACATCAGTTTGATACCAACCCAAAGACAATCACCACAAGCAAGGATACTGTCAAGGTTGATATAAGTTTTATTCCTGATGAGAGCAATCCTGCTGAGGTGGAAAGCTGCCTTGTTACAATGTCAGCATATCTTCACGTCCTCGTGGAGGCTCTGTATAACAATCTTATTGAAGACCCGGCAGCTTCTTGGGAAGAGGATATTATTGCATTGAGGAATGGACTTGCATCCCTTACCATTGCAACTGATAGAATTGCTGCCCAAGTTGAAGACCTTGAAGGCAATATGGCTCTCCTTGAAATTACTGCACAGCAGATTCTTGCGAGAGTCAATAATAACGAAGGTGACATTGCCCAACTTTATATTCGTGCTGATGAGATTGGTACGAGGGTTGAAAATGCTGAGGGTGACATATCCACACTTGTTCAAAGGGCAGATTCAATTACTGCCCAAGTCCAAAACATTGATGGTGATGTTGCTACACTGAGAATAACAGCTCAGGAAATATCATCCTCTGTACAGAATATGCAGGGGGATATATCCAATATCAACCAAAGAGCTGATTCAATCAGTGCAAGTGTTGAAAATATCAACGGTGATATTTCACGCCTTGAAATGACTGCACAGAGCATAACATCTACAGTGCAGAATCTTCAAGGTGATGTATCTATAATACAGCAGACCTCATCAAGTATCACATCAAGGGTTGAAGATATTGAGAATAATATCTCAGTCATTGAACAGACATCTTCAAGCATTATTGCCAGAGTCAATGATAATGAAGGTAATATTGCTCGGCTTGAAGTGACTGCAACCCAGATACAATCAAGTGTACAAAACCTTGAAGGTGATATGTCAACTCTCACACAGAGGGCTAACAGTATCTCCGCGAGGGTGGAAAATGTGAGTGGGGAGGTTTCACAGCTTACCATTACGGCAAATGAGATAAGGTCTGAGGTTTCAAACCTTGAGGGAGATATTTCCACAATAAGCCAGAAGGCAGACTCTATAGAAATGAGTGTTGAAAACCTGTCTGGTGACATGTCAAGACTGGAACTTAGGGCTGACACCATTGAGGCAAGTGTGTCCAGTGTTTCAGGTGATATTGCAACACTTTCAATTCGTGCAGATGCTATTGAATCTGATGTAAGGGATGCCAACAACAATATCTCTACAATCACTCAGACAGCAACTGAGATACAAAGCACTGTACAGAATCAACAAGGACAAATATCAACACTCACTCAAACTGCTGAAGGTCTTGAATCAAGGGTATCTGACAATGAAGGACATATTTCAGTCCTTACTCAAACAGCACAGTCTCTTGAATCAAGGATATATGATAATGAAAACAACATCAGTTCCATAACTCAAACTGTAGACAGTATTGAGCAGAGAGTTCAAAGTTCTGAGGGTGTTATATCAACTCTTACCACAGACTTGTCTGGTATTACAGCAAGGGTGACCAATGCTGAGGGGAACATATCACAACTCCAGATTGATACTGACAGTATTGACTTGAGAGTTCAGAGTGTTTCTACAGACCTTACCAATTACAAGGGTACTGTAAATTCCCTTATAAATGGACTGCAAGACCAGATTGACGGTGTTATTGAAACATGGTATGCTGAGGGTATTCCAACACTCTCCAATTACCCGGCAAACCAGTGGACTGATACTGATACCAAGAATAATCATATAGGTGACCTTTACTATGATAAGGTTACTGGAAAGGCTTACAGATTCATGTATGATGAGTCTGCAAGTCAGTATGTCTGGGTGGAACTTGCTGATGCTGATATTGCAAAGGCACTTGCACTTGCTGGTCAAAAGAAGAGAATATTCAGTGGTACACCAACCGCTCCTTATGACATAAATGACCTTTGGATTAAGGATAGGACAGTCAACATTGCTGGCAGTAATGTAACTGTTCATGAGATATACAAGTGCGTCCGTGCAAGGGAAGCTGGTGAAACCATTGACTTGCAGAATGACTGGATTCCAGCTGATGATTACAGTACAACTGTAAATAGAGCCAACCTTCAAATCCTTACAGATGCTATTATAGGCACTGTTGGTAGCTATACATTCAATGCTGATGGTACTCTTGATGCTGCAACACAAAGTAGGATACAACAAACTGCTGATGCAATCAGGCTGAGTGTTGTAACTGGTGCTTTGGATGAAGGTGGTGAGATATACAGTGCATTACTTGCAACAGGTATTGATATTGTTGATGGTGATATTACACTTACAGCAAATCATATCTTACTGCAAAACCAGAGTGCAGTATCTGGGCTTGAACTTACCACTGTAGGTACTGGTGCCAATCAGAGAGTTGTTATTGATATTGATAGCCTTAATATCAATGGGATATTTACCACACAAGCTTGGCAAGGCAAGGAAAACCTTCTTAAAGGCTATGCTGATGATGCTGCAAGTGATGCTCAGTCAGCAGCTGAGGGTACTGCACAAACACTTGCTGACAATGCTTTGAACAGTGCCAAGAACTATGCAAACTCAACAGAGTACCTTACAAATTATGTAGCACCATTAATTTCAAATGCTACAAATGGTCTGGCACATGAGTCTGATTATAATTACTTGAAGGCTGCCTTACTTGATGGCACAACCACAGTTGCTGGTGGATTGATATTATCATCCTTGATTAAGCTTGGATATAATGCAGGAACCACTGAAAATCCAAACTGGGTTATAATGTCCGGTATAAATGGTATTGCTTCTTCAAGCGAAACGGGTTATGGCATTGCAGCTTGGTATGGTGGGCCAATGGTTGATTTGGCAGATGTTGCTGATGAAGACCCCATCCCTAGCCATGCAGCAACGTTGTTCCGTATGGATGGTTCTGGTTATTTGGCTGATGGTGCTATCTCTTGGGGTGCGGCTGGTGACCTTCACCTTCTTGATAATGTATATATTGGTCCAAACATGGACCGTACACTCTCAAGTATCAGCACGTTTGTCACATTGCTCTCCACTTGGTTTGAAGATGATACAATCACTATTAATGGTGTTCAGAAACACGTTCTGCGTGTAAACATGAGTGGTGATACACACGATACTGGTTTTGCCGGTGTTGTGTGGAATGGATTCCTTATTACTGAGGGAGACCAAATCACAGGCTCTTTAACACCTGGTAGTGGAGGTGGTGGTGCTGGTGGTGCTGGTTATCTCTATGAGCTTAATGATGTAAATGACAACCTCATATCACCAGCCCGAGGTACAATGATTTATTGGTCTGGTACTGAGTGGGTCAGAACAAGTGCATCATCACCAAGTAATGGTAATATACTCCAGTATAACAATGGTGCTTGGAATTATGTTTCAGCATCATCTATTGGAGGTGTAACAAGTGTTGTCGGTCAAACTGGTTCTGTGGGTGTTGAACAGATTGCAAGTGCCCTTACAACTGCTGGTTATAAGCTGACTGATACAGTAACTGATACACTTGCATTATCAGCAATTACAGGAGCTACAAACCTTCAAGCTATTGAAGCCCTTACAGGTAATGGTTTACTGAAAAGAACCAATGGCACATGGTCATTTGACAATAATGAATATATCACTGAAATTGATAGATTCATGATTGAGGATGCCCTTGGTTATACACCTCTTGAAGACAGTGACCTTGATGGGTATGCTACAGAAGCTTGGGTTACCAATAAGCACTATATAACTGGTATTGATGCAAGTGATATTGAGACTGCCCTTGAT